CCCTGAAGAATGTAATCCTGCGATTAGAAATCACAATCATGTTACATTAAAAAGATTAGAAGAAGTACCAGAGCTTAATTCATTCAAAGAAAAGTGGCGAGATGTTCCAAAGGCCAATGGAGATGTCAGCAACGATCCTGTAAGATCTAAAAGACGTGATTCGGGTAAAGGATTTAAATGGGATGCTGTGAGATTTGCTCACAAAGTCTATGCTATCTTTGATTGTGCAAGGACCACAGATGCAGATATTTTATTATGGATGGATGCTGACATGATCTGTCACAGCCCTATTACAAAAGAAACTATTTTACGCCTATGCCCAGCAGAAAAAGATTTGTGTTTCCTAGGAAGAAAAGGAAAGTTTAGTGAGTGTGGGCTATATTCTATGAATCTTAGATCGCCGGCTGTACAAGAATTCTTAAAACGTTTTCAGGCGATGTATGATAACGCAGAAGATGGCATTTTTAAATTAGCCGAATGGCACGATAGTTTTGTATTCGATGCTGTAAGAAATTATGCTAGAACAAATGAATTAGATTGGAGCGGACACCTTATTACCGGTGAGGGTCATCCGCTGATCAACAGCGAATGGGGTGCGTACCTCGATCATCTAAAAGGCAAGCGCAAGGATTACGGTAAAAGTCTTGTAGCAGATTTAAAAGTTAAAAGACAAGAAGGATATTGGCAATGAACGATGGAACTCGACATGCGTGAACACTATGGATGGCAATTTCCTGACCTCGAAACACACTTGCCAAGAATGTTAAAGAAAAGTGTAGACAAGGGATTACCTGCTGAATATCAAATTGCGGTACGACAACGCAGTATTGAGTTATGTAAAAAAAGAGATGTGGCCTTAGACGTCGGTGCTAACATAGGATTATGGAGCCGTGATCTTGTAAAAAGTTTTAACCGAGTTATAGCATTTGAACCCGTCAGCTTGTTTAGAGAATGTCTAGAAAGCAATGTAAAGGGAGAAAACTTTGAAGTACTTCCTATTGCTCTAGGCGATAGCGATACTCAAGGGACTATGATTATTGCTGAGGACAATTCAGGGCATAGTCACCTTGATCCTACTACTATCGGCACAGGCAATGTACCAGTTTTTCGTCTTGACAATTTAAATTTTAATGAAGTTAATTATATTAAGGTTGACTGCGAGGGGTATGAATATCGCGTACTGCAAGGCGCAGAAGAGACAATCAAACGCTGTAAACCAATTGTTGTAATAGAACAAAAATCACACGATGCTTATAGCAAACAGTATGGACAGTTTGCGGCAGTTGGGTTATTAGAGTCTTGGGGTATGGTTAAATTGGATCAAGTACGTGATGATTGGATCATGGGCTGGGACAGTCCGGCAGAAATTAAATTTAAGGATTAAAATGAAACAAGTACACGGTTTGTGGTTCCCAGATTATGATACACATTTTCCTAGGATGCTGGAAAAGAGTCTTAAAAATGACGGAGTAATAAGATACCAATGGCGGGCTAGAGATGCTGCGGTTGCCGCTTGCGATCAACATAGAATATGTATTGACATCGGCGCCAATGTTGGATTGTGGGCCTGCGATTTAGTCAAGTCGTTTGACCAGGTGATTGCGTTTGAGCCTGTGGCTGAATTTAGAGAATGTTTTCAAAAAAATGTTGCTTCTTCAAATTACATTATTCACCCAGTTGCGTTAGGTAGAACTGAAACAATGATCGAAATGAATATCGTTCAAGGAAACACCGGCCATAGTCATATAGATCCAAAATCTATTGGCAAAGGAACGATTCCGCTTAAAACTTTAGATTCTTTTAATTTTACAAATATAGATATGATTAAAATTGATGTCGAGGGATTTGAAGAAGAAATTCTTGCTGGAGCTATGGAAACTATAGAATTTAATAAACCAGTGATTGTAGTAGAACAACAAAAGCATGAATACAAAGATGCAATAGCTGATAAGCCATCTATAAAAATATTGGAATCTTGGGGATACCAAGTTATTGATCAAGTCAAGAAAGATTGGGTCTTAAAATACACAGGCGTTCGCGCATAAATCTCCACGCTTCGCCAGCAGCAACTTCATCGTCATTCCAATGACTTTGGCTTATTCTATGAATCCACTCTGACCTATCATGCATGGTCGGAGTTTCAATCAAACTTAAATCTGTGTCGCACACAGGCCATGTCTGACTCTGTTGAGGAACAGGATCTGTAACAAACACCGGAACTCCATTAATTAAACTGGCAATCCCGGGGCTACTGTTGTATGTGATTGTTGCCCAGCAGTTTTTTAAATCTTGTAATATACTTGGGTTAGTACTTACATGATACTTTTTCGAAAATTTTAAATGATCTTGCCTTCGATCCCCTGGATGTTTTCTTACTACTATTGGTCTATTAGTATATTGTTTAATTTTTGCCACAGTCTGATCTAACCAATCCTGCACATTACTTCCACACATACTCCATCCGTCCACACGCTGCAAACAAATTAAAACATGTCCGCCAGCAGGGCGCCAGTCTAGCATATGAATACTTAATTTTTTGCTGATTGCTTGCCACCTCGAGGTATCAAGTTTGTTATCAAAGTAAAATCCAGTGGTTGGAAATATGCCGTTAAGACTGTATCGAAGATAGTAATTTTGAAGATCTGGATTCGAAAATTGAAAAAGATTGCTGTCGATGACTACAGTATTAGGGTTGGAATCTAAAATACCACGTCTTAGCAATAAGTGAGGTCTAGAAATATCCTGATGAACAAATCCCTGTATGACTGCTACATCGCTGTTAACGATGTTAACGCTTTCAACGATTTCAACAGTGTCGCCGCAACGCTTGGCACCTTCGCCAAAGCGTTTTAAAACAGCTAACTTGATTGCGTTTTTATTCTGCGGAACTGCTGCTAGATATATTGCTATTTTCATTTAATATTGACCAGGCGTAACCATTACGCATTTCTTCTTCGGTAAATTGCGAATATGCAAGATGGGCTGCCCACTCTTCCACTTCATCAAGTGTTGGGACTTTGAGTTTTTCAATTTCAGTTAAACTATTGGAACATAATAAATGTGCGGCATTTGGACCCAGCGTGATAGCAGGTTTGCCTAGTAATAATGCTTCAGTGGCTGCGATACTATTAAATGTAACCAAGCAATGTACATCTTGAGATAACGCCATCGCCAGGGTATCGTCGTGCATTCTAGTAGATCGACTTTGTTTTAAACGAACAACGATATTTCTATCGGTGTGATTTTTTAGTGTGGCCATGGTTTCTTCCATCCATTGATCTAAGTCCAAATCAAAGAATTTCATAACCTTGGCACTTGGCGGGCATAATAGGATGTTACTGCCTTTTCTAAACTTGCTTGGTCTCCATCCAGTGGCAGATAAGCGATCTCGTGGACGAGTAACTATGGGATAAATGTTTTGCAAATGATTTTTAGTTATTCGATGATATAATTTTCGTTTGCCGTTGCCAAAATATCCAGTGTCGATATAATAAAAATCTCTACCAGTATCCCAGCAGGTATGAATCTGTTTACGTTTGGCAATTCCTCGAATTACCACAGGAGTCATATTGCTTTCAATCATGTCCCAGGTAGTTATTTGGCCACCCGCACCAATCATAAAATGTTCTAACATAGGATCGTATATATTTCCTTTTCTAGCGTATCTGAATTCACTGTCTACAGCAAATACTCTTTTTGGAGATAGGCTCTTATTAATTTCGTCTATCAAGTCTTGTCGAGTAACAGTGTAATATTCGTTGTTTGAATCCATTCTGTATTCTATCATCTTATCAATAATATTATTCATCTCGTCTGGCAATGTAGTAAACTTATGGGCAACAGTTGGAGAAATCAATGACCGTTCATACTGATTTTTCTCTTCAGCCCACTGATATCCGTATTCACAGAATTTATAATTATCGAACCAAGGTCCACCTTCCGTATAATGTATGGCTTTGGGCCGTCCGTCCTTGGGTTCGTGATACCAATTCACCAACCAATTATATTCGTGTGTTATCGGGCCAATCAGACCATCAGTCAGCCATTGAAATCTATGAAAGAACTGACCGGTATGTTGTTCACTGCTAACAGCCTCTGGAGTTAACACACGATTAGCAGGATGCTCGCAATTCCATAAAATTAAAGAACTCCAATTCTTTCTTGGATACGGCAACTGTTTACAGCCGTCCATCTTATCGCCTTCTGGCGGTGTATAATCGTGTTGCACACACATCACAGCATATTGGTCTTGTGCCTGTTTAAAAATTTCTTCTACATCACACTGGAATAAAAAATCACAGTCGCAAAATATTGCCCATCCAGTATATTCTGTTAGATGAGGGACAAGAAATCTAGTGAATGTAAATTCTGTTGAACTCAACGCATCTGGTTCTCTAGTATAAATTCCTGCTTCTCTTAATTCGGATTGTTTGAGAGGAATAACTTCAACACCTCGGCTTCTAGCCTTGATACTGTATTCACATATTCGATATGCGATATCTTCTCGTGGATCATATCCAACAAAAACTTTCATAAATTTCCTTGTATCATTGCTAATGCAGCACCAGACCGTAGTTCGTCATTATGGAATTGGCCATATGCCAAGTGACAAGCCCAACTATATAATTTATCGTGATCTGGGTAGTACGGCTTGTCGATTTGATTTAGGTCTGTAGCTGCTACCGGCTTGGCAGCATTACAGGGTGCTAGTACGAACGCAGGGTAGCCATACATAACAGCCTCTGTAGCAGCATTGGAGTTAAAAGTTACTAAGGCAAATACATCATCATCGAGAGCTTGCTTTAGAGTATTACCGACGGTGCGATCAATGCGCTTGGGAGCTCGTTCTCGTATCTCTATGGGCCTATCTGTGTATTTCTTAATTGTTTCGACAGTATCGTTGGTCCATTGTTCTAAGTCTACACCATAGAATTTGCAGGGCTTTTCATCAGGTTTGGCTATTAAAATCTTTCTTCCTGATTTTTTCCACGGCTCGATAGTTTTATTAAATCGTTTCCATCGATCGTCAGGTCGAGAAATGATTTCATCATGTTGGAGATTATTTTTTGCAATCCTATGCCAGTATTTCCAACCGTTGGGATTTTGTGAGTTAACTTCATTGCCGAAATACCCAGTATCCATGTAATAGAAATCTCGACCTTCGTCCCAGCAGCGTTTCATTATTTTATGCTTTAATATGCCTCGCAGTACAATAGGCTGATTGGAATTTTCGTAAACAAAATCATCTGTGGATGTTGTTTTTCCTCCGCAGGATCTTGCTAATTTTTCTATGTATTCGTCTGTGCCATCTTTACTTAAGAAAACCCAATCTTTCATTTTCTTTCAATATCCTCTTCGATGCATCGTTCGCCAAATTGAATTTCAATAACTTTCAACGGTGTACTGCCTTTATTAACTAATTGATGCCATTCCTCTCTACCGATATATGTCTGCATGTTTTTCATCACAAAGTTTTTCATCACTGTATTGTCATCTGCATCTAGAGTATTAATTGTCGCAGTTCCTTCAGTTACAAACCAATGTTCATAACGATATTGATGGCGTTGCATTGATAAACTACATCCAGGATTAACTGTAAGCTCTTTCACTTTTATTTCTGCACCGTCTTGGTGTAGTACACGATAGTAACCCCATGGTCGTTCTGTTTTAGGAGCTTTCCATTCTTGTAGAATCCACGAACTCGAATTCATTTTATTTTCGCCACCAACTCCAAATACAAATGATAGATTAGAATCTATAACATCCATTTCTGGAATATTATCTTTGGTTCTGTCGCCGCCGTTGGCAAATATTAATTCAGCATCAGGATAATGTGCTCTTGCTTGTTGAATAAAATGTTTTGCTGATCCGTCATCGTCGTCAAAGGTATAAACTTCGTCGACCATTGATAGATTGTTGATAATGCAGAGTCGTTCATTCCACGGCATAAAGGCAGCGCCTTTTTTACGAACGAGCCAATCATCAGAATTTAATCCAACAATTAGCATGTCACCTAGAGTTTTTGCAGCTTTGAAGTAGGCAATGTGCCCGGAATGTAGGGGATCAAATCCACCAGTGATTAAAACTATTTTCATGCAGATATTTATCTGCGTATATTATTATAATTTTAAAGTGTGGCGTCTTGGGTTTGTAATTTCTCTCGCCAAATTTGGATAGTAAGATCTAGTCCAGTATCTAAATCCATTTTTGGACTCCATCCTAACAATTGTTCTGCCTTGGCAGGACTAGAATTTAACACCCAAATTTCTCCATCTCTCTTTGGCTTGGTGTTCCAGTTGACCTGTCCATTCCACCCAATCTTTTTTGCTATCTTATCGACGAGATCTTTAATTTTAAGAGCATTAGCTGGTCCTGTACAGAATATTTCTCCACGAGCTTGTTCATGCTTTTCAATAACAGTTTCGTATAGATTAATTAAATCATCAATCCAAAGAAAGTTACGATACGGTTCTCCGTAACCTAGATTAATTTCTTTGGGATTTTTCAACATCTGTGAAATGATTTGTTCTACTACAAAGAAATCATTATCTTTACGACCGTAGCTGTTGGTCTGTCTAAATGAACAGAATGGGAAGTTAAATGAACGCTGTGCATACTCTAGATATAATTCACACCCTACTTTGGCTACAGCATATGGTGCATTAGGATGTTGTTTAGTTTCTTCTGTAAACACAGGTAACGTGTATTCTTTTCCGTCACGAATTAAATCGCTTTCGGGTTGCCACCCATATGTTTCCATAGTAGAGCTAAAGACAAACAATTTTAGATTTTTTAAATGTCTAGCCGATTCAACCATGTTCACAGTTCCTACATAATTAACACTGCTGAAACTTGTTTGCTCGTAGAAACTTTTTTCTACTTCGGTTCTTGCGGCTAAGTGAATGATAAAATTAGGATCTACTTCTTGAAGGCGTTGATCAATACCTTCTTTATCTAAAAGATCACGATCTAGATCAAAAATTTGGTATCTAGATTCAAGTTTGTTTTTTAGATATCCGCCGATAAATCCCGACAGTCCGGTAATAAGAATTCGTTGCATAGTAATAGTCCTTTATATTATATCACGCAGATATTTATCTGCGTATATTATACAGTATTTAAAGACTGGCGTCTTCTAGGCCGGATACTCGTAGTTTAACGATATTGCTTAAATGCCATTGTTTTTGATCAAGTGCTTTGATAATGCCCAACCATTTGTTACGTAGCAGAGCAAAGTCGTTGATGATCTTTTCAAAGTCTACAACGTCAGCTTCACCTTCCACAAACTTTTCACAGTCCCTAGAAGATAAAGCACGTTGATAGTTTTCTAAATACTTGCGAAAATGTTGACTACGCAGTCTACGAAGTTCAATGTTTAAGTACTCAAGGATACCTTCAATTTCTTGAAGTTGATTAAAGCGTTCTTCCAC